GCTTCACTTGAGAAAACTTATGGTCAAGTATCTATCGATATTCAAACTGGAGATATTCAAGAGAATGAGTCAGATAGTTAGAAAAATAAGTATTGGTAAAGATTATAAAAATGACGCCATGCACTATTCTGTTGGACAGGAAGTGTATGGTGGTCATACCATAAAAAATATAATTGAAGAAGAAACTAAGTACTCAATATATATTGAAAAGAATAATGAGATAATGCCATGGAAAGATTTTAATAAGAACATGGCAATTGCAGTTGAATATGATCTGCAATATTAATGAAGTCTTTAATTAATTTTATTATAGAGCCTGTTGGCGAAAGATATAATAACACCAAGAATATTGAAGGTAATGAATTACTTTTAAATACAGAATTACAAAATCACAACTATTCAAATAGAATAGCTAAAGTTATAGCAGTACCTAAATTAGCAGATACTGAGATTAAAAAAGGTGATGAAATTATTGTACATCATAATGTATTTAGACGGTTTAGAGACATCAGAGGAGACGAAAAGAATAGTAGATCTTACTACAAAGATAATATATACTTTGCAACCGAAGATCAGGTTTATGCTTATAAAAGAAAAAGTAACTGGCAAAGCTGTAAAGGATTTAATTTCGTTAAACCTATAAAAGAAACTAAAGCATTTTCTTTAGATAAAGAAAAAGAAGGTGTGGGAGTTTTATACTTCAAAGATCCTGATCTTAAAGGATTAAAAAACGGCGATCTAATAGGGTTTAGGCCCGGGGCAGAATATGAATTTGTTATTGGTAATGACAGAATTTATAGAGTACCCACAAATTCAATCACAATCAAATATGAATATCAAGGAAACGAAGAAGAATATAATCCAAGCTGGGCATAGGGCTGTTGAAGAATTAATTAAAGTAGCTAAAGAAGCTATAGTTGATTCTGGTGATGATATAACAGCGGATAGATTAAAGAACGCAGCGGCTACTAAAAAGCTAGCTATATTCGATGCCTTTGAGATATTAACTAGAATACAACTAGAGCAAGATATTATTGATGAAAAACCTGCAGAGGTAAAAGAAGAAAAATCTTTTGGAGGCTTTGCTGAAAAAAGATCTAAATAATGTACGAGCAAACGTTATATAAAGTTATAACACCTGTAAAGCTTACCACTATATCAAGACTTAACAAAGCTAGAAAGTGGGATTATGGATATAATAAAGAGCATGATATTGTTGTTATAAGTAAGACCGGGCAGATTGGTGAAATATATGATATAAATAATCTTAAAATAGCTTTGCCAAAAGCCCCAACTGGGATTGATAAGTCAAAAAATAAATGGATCCCTGAAGATTATCCTAAAGAATTAAAAGCTATTGACAGCATATTCGATTGGAGAGACTATCCGGAAAAATTTAAATTAAAATGGGAAAGCTATATAGATGAACAATTTAACAAAAGAGAAAAAGGCCATTGGTTCAATAATAAAGGTGTGGATACTTACATTACTGGTACTCACTTTATGTACTTGCAGTGGTCCAAAATTGATATTGGGAAGCCAGACTTTAGGGAATCAAACAGACTATTCTTTATATTCTGGGAAGCTTGCAAAGCTGACGCTAGATCCTATGGGATGTGCTACCTTAAGAACCGTCGATCTGGATTTTCTTTCATGTCATCAGCTGAAATTGTTAATCTTGCAACAATATCCTCTGATTCACGGTTCGGTGTATTGTCCAAATCTGGACAAGATGCTAAGAAGATGTTCACTGACAAGGTGGTACCAATCTCTGTTAATTACCCGTTCTTCTTTAAACCAATACAGGACGGAATGGACCGTCCGAAGACCGAACTTGCCTACAGGGTCCCGGCCTCGAAACTTACCAGGAGACGACTCGATTCCAAGGATAGATCCAAGCAAGAAGCCCTTAAGGGTTTGGACACGACCATCGATTGGAAGAACACGGGTGACAATGCCTATGATGGGGAAAAACTTAAACTCCTCGTCCATGATGAATCGGGGAAATGGGAAAGGCCGAACAACATCCTCGACAACTGGAGGGTTACGAAAACCACCCTTAGATTAGGTAGCAGAGTAATAGGTAAGTGTATGATGGGTTCAACATCAAATTCACTTGACAAAGGAGGTGACAATTTTAAAAAGTTATATAATAACTCAGATGTTACCAAAAGAAATAGAAATGGACAAACTGCTTCGGGATTATATTCTTTATTTATTCCAATGGAGTGGAATTACGAAGGTTTTATTGATGAGTATGGACAACCAGTATTTGATACACCAAAAGAACCAGCTGTAGGTCCATATGGCGACGCTATAGAAGTTGGAGTTATAGAACACTGGAATAATGAAGCAGAAGGTTTAAAGTCTGATCAGGACGCTTTAAATGAGTTTTATAGACAATTCCCAAGATCAGAAGAACACGCTTTTAGAGACGAAACAAAAAACAGTATATTTAATTTAGTTAAAATATACGAGCAAATAGATTATAATGAAGATTTAGGAAATACTAATGTATTAACTAAAGGCAGCTTTCAATGGGTTAACGGTATTAAAGATACAACTGTAAAGTTTACACCTAACCCTTCTGGTAGGTTTTTAGTATCTTGGGTACCTGGAGAACATTTACAAAATAAACAAATTGTATCTAAAGGATTAAAATCACCGGGTAATCAACACATGGGAGCTTTTGGATGTGATAGTTATGATATATCAGGAACAACAGATGGTCAGGGATCTAAAGGAGCATTGCATGGGTTAACTAAGTTTAGTTTAGAAGACGCTCCGGCTAATACTTTCTTTTTAGAATATATAGCTAGACCTCAAACCGCAGAGATATTTTTTGAAGATGTATTAATGGCTTGTGTATTTTATGGCATGCCTATATTAGCAGAGAATAACAAACCTAGATTATTATATTATTTTAAAAGAAGAGGATATAGAGGTTACTCTATGAATAGACCTGATAAGCTTTGGAATAAATTATCTGTAACAGAAAGAGAAATAGGTGGTATGCCTAACTCAAGTGAAGATATAAAACAAGCACATGCGGCTGCTATTGAAACATATATAGATCAGCACGTAGGTTTAAAAGAAGATGGGCAATATGGTGCAATGTATTTTAATACTACTTTAAATGATTGGGCTGGATTTGATATAAATAAAAGAACCAAGTTTGATGCGGCTATAAGCTCAGGTTTAGCAATAATGGCATGCAACAGACATTTATACCACCCTAGACCACGAGTAGAAAAAGAAACAATAAGTTTAAAAATAGCTAAATACACCAATCAAGGTGGTTTATCAAAATTAATAGAAAAATAAAAATATGGCTGAGTCAGTTATAACAAGTTATTTTCCAAGCCAAGTAGCTAGCGATGCGGAGAAGATGTCCATGGATTATGGTACTACGGTAGGTAGAGCTATAGAAAGTGAGTGGTTCAATAATACAAATGGAGGAAGTTCAAGTAGATTTCAAAGTAATCAAGTTACATTTCATAATTTAAGATTATATGCAAGAGGCGAACAGCCCATACAAAAATATAAAGATGAATTATCTATTAATGGAGATTTATCTTATTTAAATTTAGATTGGAAACCTGTACCTATTATACCTAAATTTGTAGATATAGTTGTTAATGGTATTTCTGATAGGCTATTTGATATAAAAGCTTATTCACAAGATCCTTATGGGGTTGACAAGAGAACAAGGTATATGGAATCTCTTATTAGAGATATGCAAACCAAAGAACTTAATGAATTTGCTAGTGCCGAATTTGGAGTTAATTTATTTGAAAACGATCCTGAAACTTTACCTAAGAATAAAGAAGAATTAGATTTACATATGCAACTTACTTATAAACAGCAAGTTGAAATAGCAGAAGAACAAGCTATTAAAGTTTTATTAGATGGTAATAATTATGATTTAATAAAAAGAAGATGTAATTATGATTTAACTACAATAGGTATTGGAGCTGTTAAAAATGTATTTACTAAAGCAGAAGGTGCTAAGATAGAATATGTAGACCCAGTTAATTTAGTTTGGTCATATACTGATTCTCCTTATTTTGATGATATATATTACGTAGGAGAAGTAAGATCAGTACATTTAAACGAGCTTAAAAAAGAATTTCCTTGGTTAACTAATGAGGAGTTAAAAGAAATAGCAGGGCAATCCGTTACTAATAATGGATTTTATAACAGATCTATAAGTAATGTTAATAAAGATGATTCTAATACAGTGCAGGTATTGTATTTTAATTATAAAACTTTTACTAATGAAGTATACAAAGTAAAAGAAACAGCCACTGGTGCATCAAAGATAATACCTAAAGATGATCAGTTTAATCCACCGCCGGAACTATATGAAGAATACGGTATAGAAAAATTATCAAAATCACTCGAGGTATTATACGAAGGAGTAAAGATAGTTGGAGGTAGAATGCTAAAGTGGGAGTTAGCTAAGAATATGATCAGACCTAAAAGTGATTATTCTAAAGTTAAGATGAATTACAGCATGGTAGCCCCTAGAATGTATCGAGGTAGAATAGAATCTATAGTAAGTCGTATAACAGGCTTTGCTGATATGATTCAATTAACACACTTAAAGCTACAACAGGTAATGTCAAGAATGGTTCCTGATGGAGTTTATCTAGACGCTGATGGTTTAGCTGAAGTTGATTTAGGCAACGGTACAAATTACAATCCTCAAGAGGCATTGAATATGTTTTTTCAAACAGGTTCTGTAATAGGTAGATCATTTACACAAGACGGTGATATGAATCCTGGTAAAGTTCCTATTCAAGAAATAACTACAGGAGCTGGGGGTGGTAAAATGCAATCATTAATAAGTAATTATAACTATTACATGCAAATGATTCGCGATGTAACCGGATTAAACGAAGCAAGAGATGGTAGTACACCTGATTCTAGAGCATTAGTTGGAGTACAAAAAATGGCAGCTGCAAATTCAAATGTAGCAACTAGACACATATTAGATGGAAGTTTGTTTTTAACTTCAGATTTATGTGAAGGCTTATCATTAAGAATTTCAGATATATTAGAATACTCTCCTACAAGAGAGGCTTTTATACATAAGATAGGTAACCAAAATGTAGCTGTGCTTGATGAAATGAAAGATTTATATCTTTATGATTTTGGCATATTTATTGAACTACAACCAGATGAAGAAGAAAGGGCTGTACTTGAAAACAATATACAAGCAGCAGTGCAAAGTGGATTAATTGATTTATCTGATGCTATTGATTTAAGAGAAATTAAAAATCTTAAACTAGCTAACCAATTATTAAAAATAAGAAGGATAGACAAGCAAAAGAAAGATCAAGAAATACAACAACAAAATATACAAGCACAGGCTCAAGCAAATGCTCAAGCTCAACAAGTGGCTGCTCAGGCAGAAGTTCAAAAAGGACAAGCTTTGATTCAGCAAAAAATAGAGTTAGCAAACGCTCAAGCACAAATAGATACTCAAAAATTAATGCAAGAAGCTACTTTAAAGAAAGAGTTAATGCAATTAGAATTTGAAATGAACCTGCAGCTTAAAGGCTTAGAAGTACAAGGACGTAAGTCGGAACTAATAGACAAAGAAGATAGAAAAGACGATAGAACAAAACTTCAAGCTACACAACAAAGTGAATTAATACAACAAAGACAAAACAATTTACCAGCTCAAGATTTTGAATCAAGTGGGTTTGATACAATGGGCGGTGGATTCAACTTAGGTTCGTCAGACCCTAGGTAATAATAATAGTAACAATTATATAATATTTTATCATGTCAGAAGAATTAGAACAAGAAGTACCCGTTGTTGAGGAAGTCAAAACGGAAGAACCTAAACCTGTGTCGGTTGACGACGGGGTTATTAAGGTTGATTTAGGATTATTAAATAAACCAGCAGACGATGCCATTCCAGAGCAAGAAACAAATGAAGTGGATGCTGATCAACAAACCACAGTTAGCGAAGAAGTGGTTGAAGAAGTACCACAACAACAAGAGCCCGTTCAAAATGAAGAACCCGTTCTTGAAGAAATAACTAGTGAAGAGGTTGTAGAACAAGTTGAAGAACTTGAAGAGCAAATAGAACAAGCAGTTGTAGAGCAATCTACAGGTGTTGATCTTCCAGAGAATATTCAAAAAGTTGTGGATTTTATGAATGAGACAGGAGGAAGCTTACAAGATTATGTAAAGCTTAATACTGATTACGCTTCATTAAACGAAACACAATTACTAAGGGAGTTTTATGAAACAACAAAACCTCATTTAGACAGGGAAGAAATTGATTTTATAATGCAGGATAACTTTTCATACGATGAAGAGGTTGATGAAGATAGAGATATCCGTAGAAAAAAATTAGCAAGAAAAGAAGAGCTTGCAAAAGCTAAAAAGCATTTAGACGGTTTAAAATCTAAATATTACGAAGAAATAAAAGCTGGGTCAAGAATGGATCCAGAAACAAAAAAAGCGGTTGACTTTTTCAATCGTTATAAAAAAGAAAACGAAGAAGCTAGTAAAGTAACTGAAAGCCAGGTATCTGCATTTAAGAGTAGAACAGAAAAGCTTTTTTCTAATGATTTCAAAGGTTTTGATTTCAATGTTGGAGAAAAGAAATTTCGCTACAAAGTTAAAAATGCGGATCAGGTTAAAGACACACAGGGCGATATCAATAATTTTGTCAAGAAGTTCTTGAACGATAAAAATGAAATGAATGACGCCGCTGGATATCACAAATCTTTATTTACAGCTATGAATGCAGATGCAATTGCTAGTCACTTTTATGAGCAGGGTAAAACCGACGCTATGAAAGCAAGTGTACAAAAAGCGAAGAACATTGATATGAATCCAAGAGGAGTTCATGAAGAAATCAAGAACACTTCCGGTATGTCATTTAAATCAATTGGATCTACTAAAGCTTCTAAGTTTGGAATTAAAACTAGAAAATAACAAATTTAAAAATTAAAAATTATGGCATTAGGAT